GATTCGTGGATGTGAATGATCCCATCCCTCGGGTTCCTTTGCGTGCTTGGGGATTCAAACACGTAAAGGGATGTTTCGTTACCAGTCCCTACGGCTACAAGCCTGACCTCGAGCAGATCGAGGCGTCGTCGTTAGCCTGCTGTGCTGTCGCGGACCATGGAATTGATCTCTATGAAGCTGCGGTGAACTTTACGACATCAGCTGAGCCTTGAGCAGCTCGAACTCGTCGTCGGTGGTGATGATGGGAGCGGCCTTGACGATAGCCTTCTCGGGCTTGGACTCGGCGGGCATCTTGGCCTCTGTCGGGATGGGCTCGGCGAGGGACATGTCCACGACATCTGAGGGCACCTCGGTGATCTCCTCCTCGTCGGTGACAAACACGTCCTCCTCTCCCTCAAGACCCTCGCGCGGCACCATGAGCTGCATGATGGTCATGATGAAGAAAGAGATAGACACGACGGTCGCCCATGTGTTGCAGCTACCTGCGGTGAGGCAGTTGACGTTGTAGACGGCAAGCGCCCCTGACAGAAGCAGGACGGCTGCGTCGAGAACACGCAGCTTGTAGGCCGAGGCCAGCACCGGGAGGGCAGCCGCGAAGGCGACGATCATAGCCTGCTGGGACAGCTTGGGCATCTTCATGTTCATCTTCATATTTGTAATTATCACATATTATTTTTGGCAATGCCCCATCGTTCGCAGTCTTCGGCAGTAAAGTAGATATCTTTCTTGAGCAACTTGTTTAGTTTGTCTTCTGGGATTTGTGTGTACTGGGTATAAATCTTGCGGAGTGTCTCCATGAGTTTATCACAATTTTTGATTTCGTCCTTGAGTTCTTCATACTTGCCCATGGCGCCTGTGGAAAGTTGATGGATGAGCAGGTGGGCATGAGGCATGATCCTGCGATTCTTGGAACCCATCAGCACGAAGGTGGCTGCGCTGGCACAAAACCCATCGGCGACGGTCACCAATCTTACTTTGAGTCTCCTGAGGTGATCCATGCAGCTCAGTCCGGCAAAGAAGTCGCCTCCATCGCTCCTGACGTAGAGCATAATCTTGGGTTTGTATTCGCGAACACTTAGGAGTTTTCTTTCCAATGTCTTCACCTGAACAATAAGGTCGTGCATGGATTCGTCAGAAATTTCACCAGTGAAGTGGATATCATTACCTACAATGTCGATGTTGTAGTTCTCGCCACCAACCGCGATATCGCTTCCGTCATCGGACTCGTCGTCTCTGCAGATGGGTCTCCTCATTGTTCTACAAAGTCTTGCTCTCTCTCCTTTAAGACACCTTTGATGGACTTCAAGACATCATTTTTGACTTTGAGACCCATAGATGTCTGATTGATTAGATGAATGCCACTAGAGTTCGTGCAATATTTAGGTATGAGTTCGGGTTTGTGACGTAGAACTTGCATGGTATCTTGATCTGACCTAATCCAGTGTTTTTCTAAAGACTTCTTTAGTCGCATGTTGAAGTCCTTGGTCCACACTCTGGCCGCCGCCAGCTTTTTCACTGGGATGCGATTTTGAATGATGGCACATGGATTTATCACGGCAGACAAAACAAATTGTTCATGTATTTGTTCATTATACATAGTTGAATACATCATCGTGTCCCAGTAGTCCGCGTCGACAAGGTGGTCTGCGATCATGGACGCTTCCTCCATGGAGATTTCCTTGGCTTGGATGTAATTTTCCTGAACTATTCCCATGCGATTTCCGGGTTCGTCCATGTGCATTCCCAGATAGTCATTCACATTGAAATTTCCACTGGTGGTTAGAACTTCTTCCATGATTTCCTTGGTGGTTTTGAACAGGTCTCTTTGGTGGAGCGTTTCCACGACCTCTTTGTTATTTTCCGGTTCCAAGGTTTTGTCTTGAATTTGAATGGTGTCCAGGTTGTTTTCGCAAGGTATGAAGATTCGGGAGTGAATCTTGATGCGATTCTGTTGAATCCACCTCCAACCGGGCAATTCATTTTTGATCATCGTCGAATCGTCCGTGACAATGTCAGCCTTGCTGAACCCGATGAAACCGAAAAAGTTCTCGGTGACATTCTGGGAACGCAGGGTGTCGGTCCCCACATAGACCGCTGAAGCGCCAATGGTCTTGCAAATTTGTGCCGTGGACCAGCCCTTGACTAGAAATAGTTTGCCTGGCTCGCATTTGTCAAAGATATTATCTTTTTTGGTTTTAAGAAACTTGTCCATGAGCAAGGAAGAGGAACAGGATTTAACTACTCAAGCGCTAGAAATGATTTTCAGTCACCCAGACATACACACGCGTCTGTGGAAACCACTTAGATTACATCTGACCTACTATTTAACTTGCACTGCAGTCATTCACATGATTACCATCACCATACTGGTCATCATACTGTGGAAGATCATGCGAAGTTCACGTTACACGATCTCCTCGGCGTAGGATGCCAGGACGCCGTTCAGCAGACTGAAGAACAACAGAGTTCCGATCCACTGGAATATCTCCCGACCCTGAGGAAACTGCAACCTGGTCAACTTGTTCTTGCCGATGTTGTAGTGAACAAGCCCTTCAAAGAAGAATACCAAAAAGGTAGTTAAAGCGACTATGCCAATCATTTATAATTCTGGAGATTAATATTAAGAATGCAGATCTTCGTGAAGACCTTGACCGGAAAAACGATTACGCTGGAGGTCGATTCTTCAGACTCAATTGAGAACGTGAAGGCAAAGATTCAAGACAAGGAGGGGATACCGCCAGATCAGCAGCGGTTGATATTCGCAGGGAAGCAGTTGGAGGACGGGCGGACCCTGTCCGATTACAATGTCCAGAAGGAGTCCACGCTCCATCTTGTATTAAGGCTAAGGGGCGGAAACTAGAAAACATGAAGACCACGACTGAGATTATGCACCAGAATCTTGGGTTGGTTCACAAACTTTCCTATAGATACCAGCGACCCGGTATTTCTAGGAAGGATCTCGTTCAGGAGGGGTCGTTGGGACTTCACCGCGCGATCGTGAAATATGATCCATCCAAGGGAGTTAAATTGTCGACCTACGCTTATCCGTGGATAAGGTCATACATGTCGAGGTACGTTCAGAAAACCAGGAAGGCTATGGACTATCTGCCGGTTGCCGAGGTATACAATCCAGAGCCGGAATCGGAATCTCTCAACGAGGTCGAGGACCTGATGGCATGTCTGTCTCATGGTGAGAGGGCAATCATATCGTACCTTTACATAAACAATCTAACGGTAGACCAAATTGCGCAGACATTGGATATAGCACCTACACAGGTTAGACGATATCAACAGCGGGCCATAGAAAAGATGCGTCAGTGCAGGCTCAAATGATTGTTTTTCATTAATAGAAATGGAAATGTATGATTTGAATTCCAGTGGCGGCGGCGGAGGCACACCTCTGACCTACAGTCCGAACATCCCCGACACCGGTGCAGGCACTGGTCTGAATGTTCCGAAGCCCGGTTCTCAGACTGACAGGGACACTGGTTACGAAGCACAAAGAATGGCTTTGGAGCGAAAAAATAATGACGCTCAACAGCAAGATAAACCGATGCAGATGAGTAGCATGGCATTTTCCACTCCCATTTCGGATCTCGATTATGAGGAGCCCATGAACAATCACATGTCGGCGGACATGCACACCATCATTCCTCCTCAGGCGTCTGTGGCTCCCCACGAAATGCTTATGGCTCAGCAGGCACCTCAGCCTCCCGCCACGCCTCCTCCGGCGCCCACGCCCGTGGTGGCCGAGGAGAAGAAGTATCCTCTTGGGCTGACCAAGGAGCAGTACGAGGCTGTGATTGTGGCCGTCCTGGTCGCCCTTGTCTTCTACCCAGAGGTCCAGGCGAAGTTGGCCATCTACATCCCCAATTTCATGTCCAGGGACGGTTCCCGCAGCATGGCCGGTCTGGCAGTCAGCGGCCTGATCGTTGCGATCGGTTTCTACTTGGCCCGTCGGTACTTTGTTGACAAGTGAATCTTCTCAAAAAAGTAGTATTTCTCCAGGTGGGGTTCGAACCCACGACCTTGAGATTAACAGTCTCACGCTCTAAACCAGCTGAGCTACCGGAGAACAATGTGAATTACCCAGGCAATCCACTCGGAATGAGGCTACCTGGGCTTGAACTCACACTGTTATCTTGGAACTTTATGTTTAATTATTTGACGCATGATGGATCCTCCTGAAGCCAGGATGATAGGAACGGGTCCTAACATCATGACGGTCGGAGCGATGGCGATTGCCAACTTCATCTTCTGGCTTAAAGAAAGATCCTGCATATATAGTAATGTATGGATATTCTGTCTGGCTTGTGCCACTGAATCGTCGTCTCCTGACCAGGGTCTACAAGTTCAGGCACGTCCCCCACATCACAATCTCTACCAACCACGAACAGATTCCAGATCCCGTCAATCTTGGTAAACTTTATGACATAGTGGATTTCAAGCCATACGGTTCCATCGCGAAGCAGTACGCATTTGATCCCTTACATGCGGCTGGATGGGAGTGTACGGTCGAAGATCTTTTTATTAAGCACACACCTCACATGAGTCACATGTATTCATTCTATCCGCATGAAAAGGTATTGCCTGTGTATCCCACACCGATGCGCTTGATCGCCGAGGTCTGTGTGGCGGACACCCGATCCCCCAACTGGGAGGAGTGGAAGATAATTAAAGAAAAGATTCCAAGATAAAGTACAATGGCTTTTTTACCTTTTCTTCGGCATGGCGATCTTTATGATCTTTTGGACACGACGTCCAAGGTTCTGAATGAGCTTCCCAACATGGAGAAGCAGTTTAATACTAAAATGGCTGACAGATATTTATACAAGCGTACCCACACCACGGATGAAGGTTTCGAGATTGAGATGCATCTTCCAGGTGTAGGTAAGGACAATATTCACATCATGCTTTCTTCGGACGACCACGAGGTGACCGTCGGCTACGGCGAGAACCGAAGTGCCTCATTCGATTTGCCCAGTTACGTGGATGTATCGGATGATGGGTACAAGGCGAGTTACATCGACGGCGTGCTCCGTCTGTTCTTCAAGATGCGAACGTCGGACAAGAAGCGTCGTGAGATCAGGCTTGATTAGACGAACAATGTTCCACCGAGTCCGCCCTGGCAGCGGAAGACATTAAAGTTTACCGCGTAGAGTCTTGCTTTACGCGATATGCTATTATTAACAAGATCTATATTAAAAATCTGACTGGAAATTCGGCTCATGTTGACTGTTCCTTCTCCCATATTGAATATGTTCACCTTGTAACTTGGCGTCTGGATGTAGTATTCGTAGGGTTGAATGGCTCTCATGGTCATTTGGTCCAAGTCGAAGTATACTTGACCATTAAAGAAAAGTCGCCATCGGGTCACTTGGTCATTAGAATAATTTGAATAATTTGTGGATATATGTGAAGAATAATCAAATAATCCGTCAGTCCCCGAGTCATTTTGCACCACCAAGAATAATTCTTTGACTGGGTTTTCGAATAATGTTTTGAAACGAATTTGATTGAGATTGCCCAGCGTAACTCTGGCAAGTTGTGTTTGTGTTATGATATAATCCAACTGTTTACCTAAGAAAAACTGCCGATGTTCTTCATTAAGATAGACTGCCTGTAGATCCAGTACGACATCTGGCGCCGGGATGTTTCCCAATTCCGTTTGCGTCCTAAGTGTAATCTTCACTTCGATGGTGTGCCTATTCAGAGCCAGTAAAGGAAAAGAATTTTGGTATCCTTTTCCGAAGAACGGCAGTTCGACCAAGAATTGATTCGTGATGGCCGTTGATCCATAACTCGTGGGCGTCACGCTGCGTTTCAGGATGGCGTCGTTGCTGATGCGCGTTCTCTGTGTGTCAGTGAGGTCTGACATGATGGCCATGTATTCTCCTGTCAGACTTACGATGGTCTGTCCACCGACTGCCAATTCTGCACGCTCTATGAAGGCATGTCCTGCATCTTGTGGAACAATTTGAGAATTTTGAAATGTGAAGTTCACTATAAAAGCCGTTATGATGTCACACGTATCATTGTCTATTGTGCATATTGACGTTCTTCCATAGTTAATATCTGAATCAAAAGACATGCGAAGATTCTCGGTTGTGTAACTAGCACGCTTCGTAAATACCTTTTGATAGAAACTCAATTGTGGATCTCCAGTCAAAAAGGTGTCTTGGTATCCTGTGACGGCAAGCCGCATACTATTATGATGTGTCAAAAAAAGAATTGAAAAAATACATACGACTAATAGATATGAACGTTCAACTCAAAAAATTCAATCCCGCTTCAATGGGAGATGACAAGGTTTGTGTATTCATAGGGAAGCGTGGCACAGGGAAATCGACGTTGGTGACGGACATCCTCTATCACAAAAAGCATCTCCCGGCGGGCGTGGTGATGTCGGCGACCGAGGAAGGCAACCACTGGTATCAGCAGTTCATCCCGGACTTGTTCATCTACGGCGAATACGACAAGGACATCATAGAGAGGGTCATAGAAAGGCAGAGAAAGATGGTAAACATGAAGCCACCACCAGGGAAGAAGGATCTCACGTCCAGGGACGTCGGAGCCTTCATTCTGATGGACGACTGTATGTATGATCGGCGTTTCTTGAAGGATGCCTGCATTCGCCAGTGTTTCATGAACGGCCGTCACTGGAAAATCTTTTTCATGTTGACGATGCAGTACTGCATGGACCTCAGTCCAGACCTTCGCGCCAATGTGGACTACGTGTTCATCGCGCGAGAAAATGTGATCCAGAACAGGGAAAAGTTGTACAAGGCGTTTTTTGGAATTTTCCCAAACTTCGATATGTTCAACCAGGTGATGACGGCGTGCACGGAAAACTATGAGGTCCTGGTCTTGGACAACACCAGCAAGTCCAACCGGATAGAGGACTGTGTTTTCTGGTACAAGGCCAGGATCCATCAAAATTTCAGAGTGGGTTCACAGCAATTCTGGAACCTCCACCAGAAGACCTACAAAAAGGCGGGCGGCGCTACCAAACCAGGTCAGGATCCTAACGATGTAAAACGAAATAGGAACTCTCAAGCCCTCCAGGTGAAGAAGTTGAAATAATTATTCAGGAAGAACAACAGTACCCATTTGGGCATTGGAACAAAATGGAGGCCAAGTCCATCGCACTCGCGACGAACGCGCTCGTGTCCTCGGGGCTGGTGAGTGAAGCCAAGGCAGGCACGCTGGCAACCCACCTCAGCAAAGGTGCCAAGAACTGGAGCATCAAACAAATGAAACCTGGGGACGAGACCGAAAACCAAAGGGAGGTACAAAAGTTCAACCTAAAGGTCTGGATGGAATATCTCGCCAAAAGGAACTACATATTCGACGTCACTGACAGTGGACTGGTCAAGCGCAAGACTCCGTTAGTGGAGAAACAGGAACGCCTTTTAACCATCGAGAACCAGATGGTTGGTGAAACATTTGTGGCACCCATCAAAAAGGTCAGCAAGAGACTTCTGGTCCGGGTACAACTCAATCGTCTTCTTGTGGCTGTTAAGAAAGATATCGAAGAGATGGAAAACGAGATGAAGGGTCTTGTGATGATCAACCAAAAACTGGAACGCTACTTCATTCGCCGACCTTCCTTCAAGCCCAAGATTTTCATCAACCAGGAACAAGAATACCTCGACCTTCCTGACATCACCAAGAGGAAACGCATTCTCAAGAGACTTTTACACCTTCTGAACACCCGTCGTCTTGACAAGATGAAAAAGATACGCGAGAAACTCACCCAAGTTCGCAGGGACGTGATGACCAAATTGATTCAGATACGACGGGACATTTTCATCAACTCCAAGGAGTGTTGGACGCGTACAGAAAGAGCATCATTACTGGATAAGAAACACGCGAACGACGAACTCAAAACCGAGCATGCCAAAATCTCGGAACACATTTCGTCGAACCTGAGCGACTACATGATTGAAGTGCCAAAGCCTTTCAAAAACGTCATGGTCATCAGCGAGAACGACACACGAGCGAACTGGAAAAATCCAGAGTTCAAACGTCTCTACGCAGGTCGAATGCGATCACTGATCTATGCGATTCGCAACAACGACAAATCCATGTTTTTAGACAGGATCAAGAGTGGAGAACTCAAGCCCAACACATTCGACACCAAGGAGATATGGGACCTTTGGTACCAGGAGCCCAAGAAGGAAGTGGTCGAGAAGAAGCCCGAGGAATACGATGACGGCATGTTCAAGTGTGGCAAGTGCAAGTCCATGAAGACCACCTACGTGGAGAAGCAGACGAGATCTGCAGACGAGCCGATGACTTTATTTATCACCTGTAGGATATGTGGTCACGTGATGAAGCGTTAAAGAAAAGACCTGGAGGATACTTAGAATGTGTAGCATCTGTGGTGAAGACATTTCGTTCGTCTGCAAAGCAACTGTACGTTGTGGTCATCACGTTCATCACAAGTGTCGTCTCAACCTCATCCCGTTCACAAAATGTTCAATATGTAATAAAATTATACTTGATAAACTTGATGTCTATCTGAGTGACGTAGATGAAATATGTCACAAGCGTTGTGAAACCAATCCACGACGCTACTATCCACCCTGTCCAGTGGAAGGGTGTGGCATGACTCTTCACAAACATCACGTCATTACAAACAAACAGTGTCAACAACTCATTGGAGAACTCGAAGGAAAGACATTTGAAGAACGCTTGGTGATATACCTTTCTTACGGGTTCCGCGAAGATGAACTGGGCGGTGGAGAACTTGACGAGGAGACATGGAAAAGGATTCAGACAATCATTTCTGCATCTTCACAAGAAAAGGAGACAGAAGAGCAGGTTGTGGTCCCTAAAGAATCAAAACCAAAACTGGTCATCCCTCCACCCAAAACCTATGAACCTAGGAAACTTGAACCGGGTGAGCGATACAAACCACCGAACAAGTCTAGGCGATCCCAAGAACGCGGAGCTTCTCTGAAAACTCTTGTTCCTCACTCTGTGAAGGATAGGGTTCATGCTTCCCATCAAGAAGATTTTGCTTTATTTTCACGAGGTCCAATTTAGAAAGGGTCACGGACCCAAGAATGTAGTCCTCGTAGGCTTCGGCGACCGCTGGAACCAGCGGCTTGACGAGGTCCCACATCGCCTTGGCGTACAACTGGATCTCCGGTTGGGCATGACTGTCCATTCTGAGACGCAGATAGTGAAGAAGATTGTGTAAGTTTATCTTCCAGTAGAACTCGGTGTAGGTCGACAGGGGCAGATGCTCCCTGGCGGTCTCTCGGGCAACCCCATGGTCGAGCAGACGCTGGTAGACTTCAAAGGCCTGTTCGCACGACGCCTTCTGGTCCCTTAGGAGCACCATGGACTCTGGGCTGTCAAGAACGCCCTCCGAACCCTGGTGGTTCACCTTGGACTGACCACGGAACTCGGCAGGAATGTGAAACTCCTCGGGCAGCTGCGAATACCTACCCGAAATCTCGTTGATGCTGGCCGTCCGGTGACGCATGTGCTGCCGAGCCAGAAATATGGGCATCTTGATGTGAAACTTGAAGTCCACCATCTCAAAGGGGGTCGTGTGGGCGTGACGGAGCAGGTAACGGATCAGTCCGCGGTCGCTCCGGACGCTCTTGGTGCCTTCTCCATACGACACTCGGGCGGCCTGCACTATGGCATGGTCAAGATCCTCCCTCGGCATTGTATCGACAAGACGTACGAACCCATGTTTCTCAACACGGATTTCCGACATTTACTATATTGACTAGTGTTTTCTCTAATTAACAACCAGACAGTGTTGGGTTGTCTCTTTCTTTCCAGCTTTCTAAACCTTCTTCTAACACGCAAATATTTTTAAAACCAAATTTGTTCATGTAAACTTTTGCTATGTTTGCAACAAGAGAATCTTTATCCTCCACGTAAAGCATAATGGGGTGATCAAATCCTGGAAATTTTAGCCCAGAACCAGTAAAAATACCCTTTCCGCATTTTTCGATATCTTCGTAACCAATGTCAGATATTCGTAAAATATCATCAATTCTATTGAATTCTGACATAGGACAATTTATTGATTCGGGGAGTCTACATTTATGGTAATTTTTATAAGAACCTACATGTATTATTATCATTATATTCTTTACTCATAATTTCTTACGGCGAGTGCCACGGGGAAGCGGGGCACGCCGTCTTGAGTGAATCCCTGGAACTGCACGGTGAGCATTTTGCCCATCAACTTGCCTCGGTTCTTCCACATCTCCCTTCTGCTCTCCATGGTTCCCTTGGGTCGAGCCTTGAATGTGTCACCATCCTTGGTTTCGCAGATCCAGATGGGTGTCCCGCGGTCCTTGCCTTCTGCCTCTTCGGCGCCCACAATCTCGAACTCTTCGGTCATCATCTTTTTGTATTTGATGCACTGGGATGAACGTTTGTTAAGCAAGTAGGGACTTTCGGCCACGCGCACCACCACGCCCTCGTGACCCTCGGCGACAAACTTGTCGTGATACCTGTCGGCGTCCTTGGCTGTTCCTTGATAGGCCGGAACAATCTTGATCATAGGATGTTTGATGCTCTTGATGATTTCCTTGAGTCTCTCGTATCGTTCCATGAAGGGCATGTCCAGTTGATGAAGACGAAAATAGTCGAAGCAGTGAAACTCCAGCTTGGGTGCGTAGGGACTTTCGGAACCTCGAGCAGCACTGGTGATCTGTTCGAAGTCCAGGTCCTTGCAAAAGAGTTCACCGTCCAAGAACTCACCCTCCTCCAACTTTCCCTCCAGTGCCTTTTCCAGGTGGGTCAAATGTTCAATCCTCTGTTCATTTCTAGACTGCAATAGCAGGCCTCCACCCGAAAAGCCAGCGAGCATCCTGACACCATCCAACTTGGGTTGGAAGCGAATGTCTCCGTCTATTCCATAGGACCTCTCACTGAACGAATAGAGCAGCATGGGTCTGAGCACGACTTCGGACCTCAGTTGAATGTTGTCCATGTACCCCAACTTGACCTGTTTTCGCCACATCTGTGCGGCCTGCTCTTCGATCGGAGTCTTGCGTTTGGCATCGGGAGGGCGTTCCGTCACAGATCTCTTACCCTCGATAAGACCTGTGGTTCGTCTAATCATTCCGTTGACGACCTCGACTTGCCAAATGCGAGTCTTTCCCTTAGCATCTTTGCCATAAAGAGCAGGAAAGAACGTCATTTAACTAATATAGTGTTTTTTGTTTAAACCCCGGTGGAACCGAAGCCCGCTACGCCCCTGGCTGCTAACTGAGGGTCTGGTAATTCTGAAGCATCGGGAGCCACCGGAGGATCCTGAATGGGAATTTGTGGATACAGCTCCGGGTCTTCAACAAGGTCACAATGCTCGTAGCGTTCCATGATCAACTGAGCGATGCGATACCCTTGCTTGATGTGAAACGGTCGGTTCCCGTGGTTGAACAGAACGACCCGAAGTTCGCCCTCGTAGTCCCGATCGATGACACCTGCACCCACCTCGATGCCGTGCTTTACGGTCAGACCCGAGCGACTGGCGATGCGTCCGTAGCACCCCTCAGGAATCTTGACGCGAATCCCAGTGGGAACCACGAATCGCTTGCCCTCGTGGACCACGCAGTCCGAGCAGGCATAGAGATCATAGCCCGCCGAAAGTTCTGTGCCCCGTGTCGGTAACATAGCATCAGAATGCATCTTCTGAACAGTTAAGGTATTCATGTTTTTGGTATTTATCTATAGAATCTTTTCTTTAAATACCACGCAGCGATAATCAGAGCGATGAAGTACCAAATCTTATTATAGAAGAATCGTGCGAATTGAATGGTGTAAGCCAGAAGATACTGAAGAGGATTGGTGGGGTTGGCCGAGTTGCGCATAAGAAAGCGGGTCACCTTGGTCCACA